CAAAGCCTCAGACGCCACAGCAAAAGTATAATAGTGGTTCTGGTTTTCTTTATGGTAGCGGTGACCCCAATGCCACACTCATGGGTGATCTGGGTCAGCATGCACAGCGAACCTTTGAAGGCCTTGGTGCTCTTGGCGTAGGTCTTATTGACTTCGGTATGGACGCTATTGGGCGTGTTAAAGGTGCTGAACAGATTGATGATACATGGGATGCACAGACTAAGTTCAAGAACCCCGTGTTTCAACAAGTCAGAGAAGCCGCTTCGACAATTCTTCCCAGTCTGATGTTAGGTCGGGCAACTGGTGGAATGATCGGTGGTGGTCTTGCTAAGGGTCTTGCTGCACTTGGTATTAACGCAGCTGGTGAAGCCGCGATCATGGGTATTAGTGATCAAGGTACAGACGAGAACCTCGCTACGATGGTATCTAAAGCTGCACCTTGGCTCCCTGTTCCCCAACAGTTGGTGATTCAAGATGGTGACTCTTCGGAAGTTCGCCGTCAGAAGAATCAGTATGAGGCGGCTGGCTTAAGCATCGTTTCTGACCTTTTAGGTTTTGCCTTCGGTGCTCGCAAAGCTGTCATGTCTTGGTTTGAACCTAAGGATGACACAGCTAAGGCCTACAAGGCATCAGAAGCCATGGTTAATGCTGACCCTGCTACTGCTACTGCTTTGTCTGAAATTTCCACACGTGTGGATGAAGCTGATGCTGCTGCTCAGGAAACGGCTGCCCTGATTGAGATTGCTCAGAAGAACGGTGTTGATCCTGCTGAGGTTGATGTGATGGTCAACGACCTTCTCAACCAAACCAAAGCATCTAAGGATCTGACTAAGCAAGCTGATGAGCTTACTGCTGAGTACCTGTCCACTGGTGTATCACGTGTGACTGAGGATCCTGTCGATTCTTATGTGACCCGTCAGCAAATCAGTCGTGAACTACAGGTAGATGAAGTTGGTAAGGGACGCCTCCTGGATGACCCTGAAGGCGTGTCTGGTGTTGACCCTGCCATTACCCCTCACCTCTTCCCGGAGGGCTCTACAGCCGCTCTGAGCGTCCCCCCAGGGAACGTTGCGAGGAATGCTGCTGATGTAGCTGCAATTAAGAACGGTACATCTAAAGGTACGCCTGCTCCTATCCTTCCTGAACGTGCCTACTACGACCTTTCCAAAGGTAATACTGTCGCACGTAATCATGTTGTAGACCTTGCTGAGGCTACTCGTGCTGCTGGTAACTTCGATGCCGTCGTTGATGGTTTCCGTTACACCAAAGAGCAGATGAGTGATGCTGCTTGGAAGATCTATAACGATATTATTACTGGTCGCACCGTTGATGACGTTAAGAAGCTCTTCATGGATGCTCGTGACGTTAAACACCTTCTAGATGGTCGTGCTATCAAATATGTCAATGACGTACAAGCTGAGGCTATTGCCTTCGCTATGCGTGACCTGACAGATAAGTATCTCGGTCGTGTTGTTAATGAAACCTCTGCTCGTGCAATGGATACTGCTGCACGTGAGGTGACTGACATTGCTTCTGGTTATAAGGCCTTACCTGAGACCGCAGACTATGAGCGTGTTACTGAGATGATCGGTGACCGTCTTGCCTTCCTCATGGAAGAGTATGGTCTGAATAAGTACATCGCAGGTTGGGCACTCAAGAACCAAGACCGTTGGCAGAGGATGCTACGCAAGGTTCCAGACAAGCAAGCTGCTATTGAAGAGATCACTCGTCAGTTTGATCTCAAGGTTCAAGAGAAGCACGCACAAGCTCAGAACTACCGCAACATGATCTCCACTATTGCTAAGGAGCGTCCTGATGCTGCACAGGTTCTGATTGATGCCTTTGCTGCTAGTGGTGGTGATGTCGATACCTACGACAAACTCTTGAAATATACCGCCAAACAGGTTAGCCCTATAGGTCTACTCAAGGGTGTTGATGGTGGTCTTAATGCATTTGCTCAAGGTGCTTTTGCTCTACGTTACGGCAACATGCTCGCTGGTCTTTCAGCACTCAAGGCTGTTACTGGAACTCAGCTCCTGCTGAACCTACGTGGCATTAATACTGCCCTTGGTACTGGTCTTGGGATGATCATGGGTAAGAACACTCCCCAGGACTTCCAACGTGCTGTCCATGTATGGTCGGCAATGAATAGCACTAATCAACGTGCTCTTGCAGATGCCTGGGATAGCTATAAGGGTATTTGGAATAACGGCAAGTGGGGTAATGACGCCACGATGAACTTCAAAGATCTTGCTCGTGAGGATCTAGTCCTTGACTATAACCCTACTATTTGGGACACCCTAGAGGGTATGGAGAAGGTCTGGGAAAAGAACGGTGATTGGGGCAAGTTGATGCAATATCGTGCTGCCCGCTTCATGTATGACTTGGGTAACTGGCGGTGGATGAAGTACGGCACCAACATGATGATTAGTAATGATGCCTATGCTCAGACCACTATTGCTATCCAACATGCTCGTTTCCAAGCCTATGAGGAAGTCATGGGTTTGGGATACAAGGGTGAGGAACTGCAGCAGCAGCTAGCTAAGGCTGAAAAGCTTGCTTATGCAGAGCTCTTCGACAGTTCAGGTAACATCACCGACAGCTTCGTTAAGTATGCATCTGGTGAGATTGCCCTAAACCTAGACGATGCTTTGGCTCAAAAACTCAGCATGATTACGAGCAACGTGCCTCCCTTGAAGTCCCTCTTCATGTTCCCCAAGACGGGAGTTAATGCTGCCAAGCTGGCTGCTTCTTACACACCTCTTGCTGTACTTCCTGGTTCTAGTCGTTACTCGAAAGTCCTTTGGGCTGGTGATGACCTTGATCTAATTAAGGAAGCTCTTGAAGAGCACGGCATTATCTATGATGCTACTCCTAATGCAATGGCAGTCTTCAAAGGTCTTGAAGCTGAATATCGCGGTCGTGTTGCTTTTGGTAGTCTCCTTGCAGGTGGCCTCTATAACTACGCTATTGGTGGTAATATCCGAGGCAATGGTCCTGTCAACCCTAGTGACAGAAAGAAGCTTCGTGATAACTATAACTGGGAGCCAAAGACAATCAACATTGGTGGCAAGTGGATTAACTATGCAGGCCTCGAACCTCTTGATACCATCCTCACACTTGTAGGTGATCTGGCTTATTACTCTACAGACATTGGTTCTCCAATGATAGAGGACTACGAAACTAAGCTTGGTTGGACGTTTGCAGCTACGTTTGTTAACAAGACCTTCATGTCTGGTCTTGAGCCTTTGGTGGCTATCCTTAATCAGGATGAAACTGCAATTCAACGTCTCCTTGCTAATGAGGTTCGTTCGTATGTCCCCTGGTCCGGTTTGTTGGGTGTTGCATCTAATGCCATTACCAGCTCTCAGAAAGATATCTATAACGACATGATTGGATACGTTAAGAATAGGTTGCCTGGTCTTTCCAGTAGCCTTCCTGAGCGTATCGACATCTTTACTGGTAAACCCCTGAATGATATTGACAACCCCTTCTTGCGTGTTGTTAATGCCTTCAATCCTGTCAAGATCAGTGAAGGTACTGAGCCGTGGCGTCAGTGGCTTATTAACACTGGCTGGCAAGGTTCACAATTAATCCGCCTGGATTCAACTGGCAACCATGAGTACACCCCTGCTGAACGTGAAGTTCTATACCGTTATATCGGTGAACAGCAGATTTGGAAACAGTATGAGTCTCTACGTAAAAACAAGAAATACAATGATCAGCTAGATCGTGTCCGTGCGATGCGTGTTCAAGGTAGGCCATCTTCCGAGATTGAGGTTCGTCAACTCGAAGTCCATTCTGTCTTGGATCAAATCCTAACGGATGCACAAAAGGTTGCTGAGCAGCGTCTTCAGAACGATAACCCTGCTATGTGGGACTCTATTCAAGAGGCTATCCGCAATAAGAATATGATGAAGCAAGGTCGTGTTGATGATGCCGCTAGGGCTGCTGATCGCCGTAAGCAAGAGATCCAAGCTCTAACACAAATGTACAGGTAGTACAATGGCTGTTACTCAGAATACATACACAGGGGACGGGTCGACCGTCCTTTTTTCTTTTACCTTCCCATATCTTGAGACTACCGACATCAAGGTTTCCCTTGACGGTAGCACCACATCTGCATATACCCTAGCCAATGCTACGACTATTCAATTCAATACTGCACCAGCTAATGGTGTAGCTATTCGGATTTATCGTGTCACTGATGATTCAGCACTTGCTGCTGAGTTCTTCCCTGGCTCTGCCATTCGTGCTCAGGACCTGAATGATAACTACACTCAGAACCTGTATGTTACGCAGGAGTCAAATAGGGATTCTACGTCGGCTATTGCTACAGCTAATAGTGCAACGACTACGGCTAACACTGCTCTTAGTACCGCCAATGCAGCGTCTGCAACAGCTACCACTGCTGATACCAATGCTAGTGCTGCTGTAGCAACAGCTAATACCGCTAGCACTAATGCTAGTACTGCTGTGTCTACTGCGAATACAGCTAGCTCTAATGCCACCACTGCTGTCAACACAGCTAACAGTGCTGCTGCTGATGCTGCTACTGCTCTTAGCACAGCTAACACAGCTCTTAGCACGGCTAATACTGCAGATACAAACGCTTCTGCTGCTGTCGCTACTGCTAACACTGCCTCTACCAATGCCTCAGCAGCTGTAAGCACAGCCAACACAGCCTCCAGTAATGCCTCCTCTGCTGTCTCGACGGCTAACACCGCCTCCAGCAACGCCTCCACTGCACTCTCCACCGCCAACACTGCTATCAGCACAGCTAACGCTGCAGCATCTGCTGTGGCTACTGCCGTACTCTATGACGTTGTAGCTAACGTTGCTGCAATACCAAGCTCACCTGCCAACAATGATGCAGTTGAAGTCTCTGACTCTACTGGTATTGAGAGCTTCACACCTTTAAATGGTGTACCAGCTGGATATGTTGGTGACTCTGGCCTTAGTGTCCGTATCATTTATACAACGTCTGGTTCTACTTGGAACTGGATTCAGTACTTCCCGAACGATCCAGAGACGCGGTATGGCGATGCTATCTCGACTAATACCGCTGACATTACTACGCTCCAGGGTGATGTAACTACTGCCCAGTCTGACATTACTACACTTCAAGGTGACGTAAGCACGGCTCAGTCTGACATTACTACACTTCAGTCGGATGTTCTAGGACTTGATAGTAGCAAGCTAGCTATTGCTGGTGGCACCATGACGGGTGCTCTTGGTGTTGCTGCAGGTACTGCATCGTCTCCGTCGTTGTTTATTTCGGGCGACACCAACACCGGCATTTATTCCCCCGGTGCAGACCAAGTAGCCATCTCGACCAATGGCACCCGCAGAATTTCTATTGACAATGGTGGTTATGTTGTAGTTGGGGACGGCACTGTTTCGCCTGCTGGAGTTGGAGCAGGTCCAACATTGTCGATAACTGGTGATGCCCCAGAAATTACTTTGCGTGATAGTGCAGCCGGCACTCCTTACGCCTGGATTGCAACCAATGATACTGGCGGCTTGACGCTTGGTGCTGATCACGGAAATACAGCTGCTGGCTCAAACATTGACTTTCGTGTAGATGGTTCCGAGCGAGCCCGCATCGACAGCTCAGGCAGGCTGTTGGTGGGGACGTCTAGTAGTGCTGCGATTGGCTCTGGCGCAGCAGCCTCTGTTCAAGTAGCCACTAACGCGTCATCAATTCATCAGTCTTGGATTGATTATTCGAACGGAAACAATCCCTCTAGAATTGTCCTTGGAAAGTCAATCAGCGGAACGATAGGCACGGCTGGTGCAGGTATTCCTGCTAACTACATTCTTGGCGAGCTTAGGTTTGCAGGCTCTAACGCAACTGATCTAACTGCCATTGGCGCCAAGATTGAGGCAGCGAATGATGGAGGGACTTGGGCTTCTGGTGACACACCAGGCCGCCTCGTATTCTCCACCACCGCCGACGGAGCGAGCAGCCCGACGGAGCGGATGAGGATTTCCAACACTGGAGCGTTAGGTCTCTCTGGAGCAAACTATGGAACCTCAGGTCAAGTATTAACTTCTCAAGGTTCTGGTTCAGCACCACAGTGGGCAAATGCCGGAGGTGCTTGGAACCTTATCGGATCGGTAACGGCAAACAATAGTTCTTCTGTTGCCTTTACGAGTGGCATTAGTAATACCTACAATGTTTACGTTCTTGTAGGCGAGGGACTTGTTACCGCTGCCGCTGAATACGACTACATAAGGCTGCGTTTTTCAAGTAACGGTGGGAGTAGTTGGATTTCTTCGGCCTATGAATACTTTAATGGTACAAACACTTTTAATAAGAGTAATATAGAGCTCCTGAGTTATTACGCGGGCACCTCGCGTAGTGGCAGCTTTATGCTATGGATATACAATCTACGGAATTCTCTTTGGCCACAGATGTTCGGGAACCGCATAAATATCAGCAACTATGATACTATGTCTGAAGCCACTATACGAGGCATGTTGATGAATACAAGTACAATCAATGCCATGCAGTTATCTACTGTTTCTGCTAATATAGCATCAGGATCCTTCCGTCTCTACGGTATCAGTAACTCATAAATACTAATAATAAAAAAATGGCAAAATACTACCAAGATACACAAGAAGGTAGATTTCCCTTCACACCAGAACAAGAGGCCGAAAGAGATGCTGAGATTGCTGCATGGGAAGCGGGTGCTACTGATCGTAAAGCAGCGGAAGTTCGTGAGGAACGCAACAAGCTTCTAGCTGAATCCGATTGGACCCAAACCGTAGACGCTCCGTTTGATGCTGACGGCAAACTTGCTTGGGCGTTGTACCGCGAAACCTTGCGGATGATTCCCCAGCAAGACGGTTTCCCCGAAACGGTTAATTGGCCACCTAAGCCTCAGTAGCCCTGCTCACTAAACACCATCTATTTATGTCTACTCCTGGTATCGACTTTCCTTTCACCGTATTTAAGATTACAAACATGGAGCGCAAGCTCGATGATATTGGTACGGTCTATACGGTTCACTATACCGTAACTCGTTTCCGTGATAGTGAGCAAGCTGGTGCTTATGGCTCTCTTGGTTTTGAAGCTCCTGAAGCTGACGCTATCCCATATCCCCAACTGACAGAAGCTATTGTCATTGATTGGGTAAAGAACAAACTTGGTGATGAAAAGGTCACTGAGATTGACGCTGCACTTGATGCACAAATTGCTGAAAAGCTTACTCCTACAACTTCTACTGGAGTCCCCTGGTAACTCTTACCTATAGGTCACATCATGATCACTATTCTCGGCATTAAAGTGTCCTATGAGGCGCTTGCTTTCCTTGCACTGTTCCTTGGCTCCGAGATCATCGGTGCTTCTAAACTGAAGGATAACAGTGTTGTACAACTCATCCTTAGTGGCATCAATGCACTGAAGCCCCTGCGTAAGGAAGATGATCAAATCCAACGCATTAAGGATACATTTAAATGAGCATCAAACTCCTTGACGTTGTAAAAAACTACAAGGGGTTACCTCATCAAAAGCAAGCCATTGAGGCTCTAGAGCGTCTTCTAGGGTCCTTTGGCTTGTCTGATGAAGCGGAGTGGGTAAAGATCTGGCGTACGCCTACTGCTCCTCAACCCCAACAATTTAGCAATACCTGGGATGGTATTGAAGCTGCTGCTCGTGCTGCTGGAGCTAAGTATCCTGAAGTAGTCGCTGCACAATGGGCACTCGAATCAGCGTTTGGTACTGCCACAAGTGGTAAGAATAACTTCTTTGGTATCAAAGGTAGCGGTACTATCAAGACTACCTGGGAAGATTATGGTAATGGTCCTGTTACCATCAAAGCTTCCTTCAAGGATTTCGCTACTCCATACGACTGTGTTGAGCACTTAGTTGACCAGTGGTATAAGGACTACAAAGGTTATAAAGGCGTCAATCGAGCCACCTCTCGTGAAGACTGTGCATACCTCCTTAAGCGAGAAGGTTATGCGACAGATCCTATCTATGCACAGAAGCTGATTCGATTGATGGAGCAACATGATTGAAGCAGGTGTCGCTGCAGCTCTTGCACTTATTACTGGACTAGTTGCTCTTACCAATCGTGTCCACAGACGTATCGACGAAAGTAACGATCGTATTGAATCAGTCGATAGGCGTATTGATCGTGCTGAGCTTGATATGGCTAGGCACTACGTTTATAAGTCTGACTTCGAGAATGCCTTTCAAAAGATGGAGGATCACATGATCCGCATCGAAACAAAACTAGACCAACTCACATTGAGAAATGGCCAATAAGAAAGCTACTGAGGACATGTTCAATGAACTCCATAACATGGTCACTCAAGAACTGCTTAACCGTATTAAATCCGGTGAGGCTAGCACTGCAGACCTAAAAGCTGCGTGTGATTGGCTAGCAAAGAATGATATTAGCGGTGTTGCCTATGACGGTAACCCACTAGACAAGCTAGCCACTGTGCTACCCAAAGTTGACCCTGAACTTGTACAGAAGAGGTTGTATGGCAAGTCGCACGTCTGAATACTATAAGGACAACCCTGAAGCAAGGGCTAAACGTCTTGCCTATCAGAAGAAATACAACCGTAAATCAATGCAGATCCGTAAACGATCTGAACTGAACAAAGTCAACCGTAAAGCTGGTACATACGGTAATGGTGACGGTAAAGATGTCAGCCATAAAAAAGACGGGTCTACCTTCATGGAGAAGGCTTCCAAGAACAGAGCTCGAAACCGAAGTAAAGCATGACCCCGTTACTTCCAACTCCTGATCACTACCTATACAACCTAATAACAATGACAAGCCCTGAAGCGAAGCGTATGTGGAGACGCGCGATTAAAGAGCACTTCAACTGTCAATGTGTTTATTGTGGAGAAACTTATGAATTACACGAACTTACTCTGGACCACGTTCGCCCTAAGTGTCTTGGTGGCGAAGACCTTACATCAAACCTTGTACCCAGCTGTTGGAAGTGTAATCAGGATAAAGGAAGTAACAACTGGCTCCAATGGATGAGAGCCACATTTGGCATTACACCAAGAGAACAACTCATTCTATCTCATATTAAATAACTATGGCTGAACGTAGTAAATCACTTAAGGATGATCTTGAAGAGCTGCGTGCTATGCGCCGCCGTTCTGAAGAGCGTCAAGGTAAGGATACGAAGTCTGAAATGGGCTCCAAAGCTATGGGCATTAAAGGCTCAGCAGCAAACTTCCAAGGTGGTGGTTACACCACAAAGACAAAGGTCGACGGTTCTTCAATGAGGGATAAGCCCCTTTCTAAGGCCAACCTCCAGGACTACAAAGATGCCCAGAAGGATGGTCAGAAGAAAGCTGATGCCCAGGTCAAGTATAAGAAACCACCCCGTCGTGCCACAGGTCGAGAGGCAATGATCGCTGAACGCTATATGAATCAAGAACAAAAGAAGAAGGATCGTCAGTCTTCTGTTGTTGGCGATGACTGACCTGTCCACATAAGTACAAGCCTCCTCGAAAGGGGAGGTTTTTTTATGTAATGGCTCTGCTTATTAATTTACAAGAGGAGCTTAAAAATGCTTGGAACTTTGAAGGGTTACCAGAAGAGCATTTGCAAGCTTATAAAAATCGAGCTGTAACTATTACCAAGCTCGTCAATCGTATTTCCGAGAAGACTGCTGCCGGTAAACCTGTTACTGCTGACGAACGGAATTTGCTCAGTGTAATTCAAGGTGATCCCTATGAGGTCACATCTGAAAGTTCCTGGAGTAACAACCTTAGACATCGAGGCCGTCTAGATATTCATCACCTTAGAGAACTCAAGCGTAATCAGCTTGCAGTATCTGGGATGACCCCTGCGCAACACCTTGATTTTACAATCTCTGCGAAAAAACGTGGTGACTCTTACGGCAACGCTCCATCTAATGGTGTAGCTGCTTCTCCTTTGGGACATAAAGGATCTAAGAGAATTGCAGGTAATAATCTTGGTTCGGTACTTACCTCATTACATCCACAAGGCACTAATGAACCGGCACATGCTCTCGCCTCTAGTGGTTTCACGCCTTCTGAAATTGCTGAGTATGCCCACCAACTCAATAAGCCAAATGTTAGTAATGTTGCCAATCGGACTGGGCCAGGGGGCCTCATAGCTTTAACCAATGATGTTATTCGTGACTACTACGAGGATCTAACTAAACAACCTTACGAATCGGCATCTCCATTGTCTATACGAAAGGCTGTCTCTGGATATGTAAGTGACATACAGAATGTAATTGGGCAGCAAGCTGGCATTACTGATCCAGGCCTTATTAAATTTCTCGGTACTGGGCCACAGGCAGCACTGGCGCCGGCCATTGATCTACTTAAAAACAATAAAACTGGTGCAGCTATTGGAGCATCTTTGGATCGTGATGCAGCTGTTTCCTTGGGTAAAGGTGATTTTGTTGGAGGAGCTCAGCAGATGCTCAAGAATGCTCTTATTGGTTCTGCGACTCAAGGATTCTTGAAACTGCCAACTACTAGAGCTATTGGTGGTGCCGTCTTAAAACGTTTGCCAACTATTGGAGCTAAAATGGTTGGTGGCTCCGCCTCAACTCTTGGGGCGGCTGCGCCTGCTATGGCTTTATGGGGTGCTTACGACATCGCTGACGGCATTGTCGAAGGTGCTACTCAAAAGGGTATTACTGAAAGAGTCTCTGAACAGATATCTGCTAACCGTGCCAAAACATCTCCTGACAATACCATTGCGCAGCTAATGCCTAAGCCGCGTGCTGTCATGGCTAATACGCCGACAGGTGTAGCACAGCTTACAAGCCTTAAACCTGCTGCTGTACCTCAAGCACAGTCACGTCCACGTACCGCTACGGCTGCACGTACTCAAGGGCAAATGATGCCTAAGCCTGTTGCTAAGCCTCTTGATATTGGTAATGAGATTGAGTTCGGTGCCAAGCAAGTGCGTGGAGTACTCAATCGGATCTTCCCTCCTCAACGTCCAATCTAATGGCAGAAAAGAAGAAATCAATCCCGGAGAATATACGGGAACTACTTAAGATTATCAAACTTGACTACATCTCAGGTAGGGCTCCTATTAAGACGGATGCTTCTCGTCATGGATTCAACCCTACTAAGAATGCAGCCCTCAACTTTGGAAGGATGATGTCTGTTCCTTACGACCCAGAGATGAGGATCCGTAAGAACGACCCAGCTCAACAACTTCGTGGGATGACTTCACGAATCGGTACTCCTGAACGTATCCATAACGTCTATGTACCGGGTCGCGTAAAGCTAGCTGATTAATCCCTCATCAGAGGCGTCTCTGTGCCCCTACAAGGCGCCTCTTTACCACCCCTAGTATGTTTCCCTATATGGATACTTTAACAGCCCTTAAAGACGATTTTAAGCTCTTTCTTCAAGCCTTATGGGGACAGCTAGATCTACCGTCTCCAACACGAGCACAATACGCCATTGCTGATTACCTGCAACACGGTCCTAAACGACTACAGATCCAAGCCTTCCGAGGAGTCGGTAAAAGTTGGATTACTGGAGCGTTTGTGTTGTGGACACTCTTTAATGACGCAGAGAAGAAGATCATGATCATCTCTGCTTCTAAGGAACGTGCAGACAACATGTCTATCTTCCTTCAGAAGCTAATCATTGAGACACCATGGCTAGCTCACCTTAGACCTAAAAGTGATGAAGCTCGATGGAGTCGTATCTCTTTTGATGTGAACTGCTCTCCTCACCAAGCACCTTCCGTTAAGTCGGTTGGTATTACAGGTCAGCTAACAGGTTCTCGTGCAGACCTGATGATTCTGGATGACGTGGACGTGCCTGGTAACTCCATGACAGAACTGATGAGGGAGAAGCTCCTTCAGTTATGTACAGAAGCTGAGTCTATCCTCACACCAAAGAAAGATAGTCGTATCATGTACTTAGGTACACCACAGACTACCTTTACCATCTATCGAAAGCTAGCTGAACGTAACTACCGTCCGTTTGTCTGGCCAGCACGTTACCCACGTAAGGACAAACTTAGTCAATACGAAAACCTACTGTCTCCACAGATTGTTGAAGACATTGAGATGGGTGTAGAGGAGTGGGATCCTACTGACCCTGATCGCTTTACCAGTGATGACCTGTTAGAGCGTGAAGCTGCTATGGGTCGTAGCAACTTTATGTTGCAGTTCCAACTGGATACCACCTTGAGTGATGCTGAGAAGTTCCCACTTAAGTTCTCTGATCTGGTAATAACAAGTGTTAATCCGACGCAAGCTCCAGATGCTGTGGTTTGGTGTTCTGACCCTCGTAATATGCTTAAAGAACTCCCAACAGTTGGACTCCCAGGAGACTACTTTTATTCTCCTATGCAGTTACAAGGTGAATGGGGACCTTACACCGAAACGATATGTTCAGTTGACCCTAGTGGTAGAGGGACCGACGAAACAGCAGCTACATACATAAGTCAAAGAAATGGGTTTCTCTACGTTCACGAAGTACGAGCGTATCGCGATGGTTATAGCGACAATACACTTCTTGACATCCTTCGTGGGTGTAAGCGTTACAACGTTACAAAACTCCTCATCGAAACAAACTTCGGTGACGGTATCGTCGCAGAACTGTTCAAGAAACATCTCCAACAAACTAAACAAGCCATAGACGTAGAAGAGGTACGGGCCAATGTCCGTAAAGAAGACCGTATTATTGATGCCCTTGAGCCTGTTCTTAATCAACATAAGCTTATTATTGATAAGTCTGTGGTGGAATGGGACTACAACTCGAATAAAGACGCCCCACCCGAAGACCGCCTCCTTTATATGCTGTTCTATCAGATGTCGAGGATGTGTCGTGAGAAAGGTGCCGTAAAACATGACGACAGATTAGATAGCTTAGCTCAAGGTGTTAAATACTTCACTGATGCTATGGGTATCTCTGCCTATGAAGCCGTTAAGGCACGTAGACAAGAAGACTGGCAAGACATGCTAGAAACATTCATTGATAACCCCCAAGCAGCTACTAATCACCTTGTCTTAGGCTTCTCTTTAGATCAGCGAAGACAAGCTAGAGGTAAGACCAATAACTCCTCAACTCCAACTTGGGTAAAACCTAGATAGGGCAAGGGGTTTGACCAGATCCCACATCTATACAGGGGGAGGGAAGGGTGGACCCGAACTCTGTACTGGGGAAGACAATCAATATAACTTCGTTATATCGACAATCTTCCCCTTTATAATGAACAGTGAGGGAACAAAGACAACAACTCCCCCCTCTTAGTTCATTCTGTAAGCACATCCACTAATACCTCCTCTTCCCAGTGAGCTCCACTCCTCTCGACCACAGCGAAGCGTGGGAGGACGTAGAGAATATCCACTACCACCTATCTATGACCCACCAAGTACAACTAGTACACATCACACCTGATGCTGAAGATCTTATAGCTTACATGGCTAGAGTATCTAATCCTTCTAATCAAAACAACACTCAGACAAGTGCTAAGTTAATTAAGTACCTCATAGATCATCAACACTGGTCTCCATTTGAAATGGTTAACATGTGTGTGTCTATTGAAACTACAAGAAGTATAGCAGCACAGATCCTGCGACATAGGAGCTTTAGCTTTCAAGAGTTTAGTCAACGGTATGCAAAGGTAGAGAAGCAAGCATCTATCCCAGAACTACGCAGACAAGATACTAAGAACAGACAGAATAGTATTGATGACTTAGATGATGTGTTGAAGAAACACTTCCAGTTTAGGATTGAGTTCCTCTACTCTGATTGTTATCGTCTTTATAAAGACCTTATTGATTCTGGTGTAGCTAAAGAGTGTGCAAGAGAAGTGTTACCAATGGCAGCACCAACTAAGTTGTACATGAATGGTACGATTAGGTCTTGGTTACATTACTGTGACCTTAGAACAAGTCATGGTACTCAAAAGGAACACGCACAGATAGCATCACAAATACAAGATCTTCTATATCAGTTTCTTCCTAATGTATCTGAAGCAATGTGGAACAAGAACTTAGATTAATTGAGTTTAGAGCCCTGTTTAAGGTTTGGAAACGTAATATCCCTTGGATTGATCACCTATTGCTTGGTCTCCTTGTTTGGATAGAGACTAAACTCATTGATAACCGAACATTCGTTGAATTAGAAGAGGCACTGAAGGAGTGGGAAGATATTGTTCCTCCTCCTCCTGATTATGTGTCTCCAGTGTACACAGAAAAGCCGTCAGAGACATCTACAAGGCTTCCTGAGATGCGTCTAACTGCTCCGTGGTATATTGAGACGTATGATGATAAATAGAGGGCTTACAGAGGCTTCTGTAGACCCTCTTAATTTTTGACAGAAATGTCTGAAGGCATATATCGCCAACCCTACACGTATTTTCCCCCAGTACCCCCCTCTTACGATCAAGGATGCTCCACGCTAGATTGATTATCTAGTAGAAGTCACTATGTATTCTCAATAGTGTGTCCTATTGATTCGCAATAACACAGGCTTATTGAGAATGGTCGCTAAGTAATTATGAAGTGATCTGTCTGCGAAAC